AGACGCGCAGTCTGTCAAGTCACAGGGCGGCGAAAAGTCACAGAACCCACACAGAATCTCGACGAGACTTATAAATAATGGTTATGAATCTCGACGAGACTTATACCTAGACAGGTTGAATCTCGACTAGATATATGCTACAATAACAAAGCGTTCAATCTCGACGAGTTTTATGTACGACGATTACGATCTCGACTATACATTCACCAACGATTATAATCTCGACGAGGACTCATATTATGAGCGTGCACAACTAGATGCACATGATCTCGACGAGGATTATGCACACAATACGCAAGATTATGATGCGCTTGCGTATAGACATTATGCGTGATATAATCTAGTACACACGCACACACATCTAGACACATGTATACACACACAAAGCGTAGAGTATGTGTTACACTCGATGTAGAGTGTTATGAAGACTTAGACCTAGAAGATTTTAACTGGAAAGAACTCCTAGGACTCGAAGGCGACGAACGTATTCACGTTAGCATCAAAGAGGAAGATGACCTCTGGTAGTGTGCCAGTTTGTGAATTGGCACATTCTCAACAATAAGTCTTTATTGATTCTCAATAAGGATTCACTGTTGAGAATAGGTCTTATAATTACCGGAAGGCAGGATCGGTGGCGATGTATTGTCGTCAACACGGTTACCCCACCGCTCCTCTGATTTCCTATAAGATAACACCCCCTGCAGACCAATGGGGGTTTGGTGTGCCAGTTCGTGCGGTGTCCACTGGTGGCACACAGGGGGTGTCTGGTGGGGTATTGTAGTTTCACGTTCAAAGCAAACCGATGGGTTTCTCCTCCTCCGATTCTGGTGATTTCCTGAAGGCGTTTGATTACGCTGCCCAGGTTCTGATTCGTGCCCAGGTGAACCAAGGGCGGGAGTATATCACACTCTGCGAACTTTACAACACCCTGGGGGCAGATAGCAAAGCGGAGCGCACAAGCGTTCGCTGGGGGGTGCGCCGTGCTAAGGATTCGGGTATGGTTCGCAAAACCGCCCGCCGTGGAGTGTATGAGGTGTGCCAGTAAGAAAGTGGCACACAGGGGGTTGTAATTGCCCCCAATCCGATCCATACTAACCTCAGTTCAAACAAACAAACCAATGCAAGCACTCACCTCTATGGTCACCGAAGACACCACCTACAACGGTTGGGCAAACTGGGCAACCTGGAACGTCGCCCTGTGGATCCAGAACGATGAGGCAACCTACAAGGTCGCCCAGCGTTATGACTCCTACGATCGCCTGATTCCCCGTCTGGAGATGATGTGGGGGCAAATGACGCCCGACGGTGCCCGCTGGATGGATGGCACGATCGACACTGCTGCCCTGGATGAGATGCTGGCGGACCTGTGACGGTCTGCTAAGTTGCACAAGGGGGACCACAAGTCCCCCACTCCATGCCCTACAATAACCTCAGTTCAAACGACCCCAATGGATTTCGACACCGACCTCTTCTCTGAGATCAACGACATGCCCGCTGAGATCTTCGACATTCCTGAGATGCAGGATGACCGCTTCGACGTTGAAGCATACATCAACGGGGACACCGACTACTGATGTGCCAGTTGGGGAACTGTCCACGGTTCCCCCCACAACCCCCCTCCGACCCCTTATACTGAACACAGTTCAGACAAACGCATGAAACTCACCACCCTTCAGGTTGCTGCTAAACTCAAGACCACTGACTTTAGTGGGTTTGCTAAACCTGAACAGAATAAGGGATCCCGTGGTCAACTGTTGGAGATTGCTCTGGGTGTACCTAACTCCAGTGATTTGACCGACCTCGCTGATGGTGAGATTAAGACTTTTACCATTGGTGAGTCTATCGCTGTCACTCAAATTAAACACTGTTTGAGTGAAATTATTGAGGATAGTGTTACCTTCTCCGACTCTAAAGTTGGTGAGAAGTTGAAACAAACCATCTACGTTGGTTTCACCCGTTCGAACGATTATGTGGGGACCACTGTACTGAATCAGGAAACTCACCCCGAACACTATAAAGAATTGGAAGAGGATTTCAACTTCATTTGTGATGAGATTCGCACCGCATTTGAGACTGAGACTGAACTTAACACTGTGACAGGTCCTAACAACCTCTTGCAAATTCGTACCAAAGCGTCTAAAACAAACGGACGTTACGTTCCCCTCACCTTTGCAGGTGTCACCCTTAAGGACAAGGGTATGGCGTTCTACCTCACGGGACGCTTTGGGAAAGAGGTAGTGTGACACCAAACTAAGTGGCACAGCGGAGGGATCCGACCCTCCCCTTTGCCCCTTATAATGACTTCAGTTCAAACAAACAAACCCATGACTTACGACATCATCTGCCCCTCTGCTCCTGAGGAGAACGACACTACCACGGACCTGGACCGTGCCATGATGCTCTGCCTGGACCTGTCTGAGGAGTTCGGTTACGCTGAGATCCGTGACGCCTTCGGCAACATCGTCGGAGACTACGGCGACCCTACCACCTTCCTGGTCTGATACCATACGGGGGAGCAATCCCCCCTTTTTTTGACAATCCGTAATGTAGGCAGGGCTCTACCTTCATCCTAGCACACCGTCCCGCCCTCATCGGAAACGTTACAAAATTGAAATAACTATTTCAAGGCAGGGGGCGTGGCGATGGTTTTCATCATCAGGGCTACCCCGCCCCTCCTTCGCTTGTGACCTTACTATAGGGCCGCGGCAACCCATAAGCGACCACCTTGTGCCACTTTTCAGACTGTCCACTACCTCTTGCAATTGCCCCGAATCCGTGCCATCATACCTGTATGAACAAAACACCCGACCTCAACGCCATCATGGCAGACTACACCGCCTCCGTTATCGCTGAGAACAAGCGTCGCCAGGCAATCCGTGACGCTGCCGCTGCTGATGAGCAGGCATGGTTCGCTAAGTGGGAAGCAACCCGCCCTCAGGGAACCTATGGCACCTGGAATATTTCCGACCGCCACTGATGAAAGCACTCACCCGCTCACGTTCTGCTGACTTCCATCGTTCTACCATGCTCAAACTACTGATCGGTGCTGGATTGCTCTACCTACTATGGGAACCAATCCGCCCCGTCCGCCTTGTGACAGCAGACCTACTGCACACCACTGGCGACCTCATCGCCCGCTGACCCCTTATACTGACTTCAGTTCAAACAAAACAATGCAAGTCTACGTCGTTTTTGGTGGTTGGGATTATGAGGGTGCAGACTCTGCTGGTCCTGCCCTGTTCGATTGCAAGTCCACTGCTGAGGCATGTGCTATCCGCATGAAGGAAGACTGCAACTACGACTGGGTTGAGGTCAAACTGCAAACCGTCACAATGGGTTCGCTGATCGCTGCCTGACCCCTTATACTAATCTCAGTTCAAACAACCCCAAAGCATCATGCGTAAGATTGAACAGGAAATGATCGCCGCTATCAAGGGTGACCGCGACTGGAAATCCACCAATACTGAGGTGGTGACCTGCTCCAACGTTTCTGATGTCTACCTGCACGGCAACCTGATCGCCCGTATCGGTGAGACCTGGATCGAACTGTTCGACGGTGGGTGGCAGTCTAAGACCACGAAATCCCGCCTCAATGCCATCCTGAGCGCCTTTGGTATGGAAGGGGAGCGGGTCTTCTCTAAAGACTTCTCATGGTTCGTTCAGTACGACGGCGCACCTATCCCGTTCTTCTCAGGGATGCGCCTCGCCTGATTCGTGCTACAATACTCCTAACCGCAAGGCACTCCGATGATCCTCTCCATGTCCTCCGACCTCCAGACCCGTCGCATCGTTTGGACTGGTCGCCGCAACGACGACACCCCCATGGGGTCGCGTCTGCAACCTCAACTGGGCGTCAGTGCCTTTGCCATCGCGGGGCAGTTCGCTGAGTTGTGGCACGATGAGGCAGTCGCCGCTATCCCCTGCTTTGAGTAGTGGGTAGGGGTTGACAGTCTCCTGGGTTCGTGGTAGGCAGTGCCCCCGTCGGGGTGCCGCCGCCCCGTGGGCGCGTGTGGCGGTTTATAAGCCCCCCGTATATAAAACCCATGGGTCCCTGTAAGCTATAAAGTCTTGCTTTTGCCAGCTCTTTATAGAACTCTAAGTTTTTCTATATAAAACAAAAATGGAAACACAATTACACGAAATGCAAAAAAATCCCGGAGAAAATATAACGACTGTAGAGGTCGATCCAATAACTGGGGAGTATTATGTGACTATCCCTGAGTGGATACTGAATGATTATGGGTGGTATGAGGGCACTGAGGTTAATATGGAAGTCGAAGGAAACTGTATTATAATTACAGAGGTTCGTAAGGACTAGATATTGACATCGTATAGATAATGCGTTATGATTCTGAATGAATCGATTCAAATTCAAAGTTGACTTAAGTTATGACGAAAGGATTTACAGTAAAGGCAAAAACCCCCGTGGTAAAGAAAGATGCGGAGTGGGATTTTGATCTAGCAAGAGAAATGGTTCGAGGGAAGACTATTGTATTTTGTCTTCCAGGGCGCGGAGTATCTTACACATTTTTAAAGAATTTTGTACAACTGTGTTTTGACCTTGTACAGTCTGGGGCGAGCATTCAGATTTCACAGGACTATAGTTCAATGGTGAACTTTGCACGTTGTAAGTGTCTTGGAGCAAATGTTCTGAGAGGACCTGATCAGAAACCATGGGATGGCAAGTTGAAGTATGATTATCAATTGTGGATTGATAGTGATATTGTTTTCAACACTGAGAAGTTTTATCAGTTAATCCTTATGGATAAGGATATTGCAGCAGGTTGGTATATGACAGAGGATGGACAGACGACCTCGGTTGCACACTGGTTAGAGGAAGATGATTTCCGTAACAATGGTGGTGTAATGAATCATGAGACTGGAGAGAGTATCAGTAAGCGTCGGAAGCCATTTACTGTTGACTACACTGGTTTTGGATGGTTGTTAATTAAGAATGGTGTATTTGAGCATGATGATATGAAGTATCCTTGGTTTGCTCCGAAGATGCAAGTCTTTGAATCTGGTGAGGTTCAAGATATGTGTGGAGAGGATGTATCATTCTGTCTGGATGCAAAGGAAGCAGGTTTTGAGATTTGGTGTGATCCTCGCGTTCGCGTTGGACACGAAAAGACAAGAGTGATCTGATGTCTACAGAGAAGTATACAATTTTCCATAAAGGAAAAGTTCTCTTCAAGAACTTGACAGAAGAGGAATACTTCGATATTATGGAGGACCTTTCGATAGAGTTTTATCAGAAAGGTTCTCCAAACCCCTCGAATATTGAAACTAAGGTTATTAAGGTAAATTAATTATGGCAAAAGCAAAAGTCGGTCTGAATAAGAGCTCTTATATTCCTGGACCTCCTAAAAAGTCTCGTCAAGGAGCTGGGGGTGGTACGAAGTATGCCGCGTCTTCTCGCAATAAAGCACGTAAACCCTATCGGGGGCAAGGTAAAGGTTAAGTGTAGGGGGCACGTGCCCCTTTTTTTATGCCGATAAATACGCTTAAGGGATAGCAACCCCTCTAAAAGTTCTGATTTCGCAGTAAATCAGGAGCAAAATGGGACAATCACCTGTCGATAGAAATTCTGACTACATGTATGAGATGTGGGGAACCACAAAACTTGTTTCGGATTATGGATCAATGACACCAAAGAATGATTTTTTAGATAATTTAGCAAATGATCAGCATCAGAAGATGCTTCGTGAGATTGCAAATGATGATTTGACGCCTAAAAAGCATGATTTTAGTCATCAGAATGAAATTCACGAAAAAATTCGTAATGATGATGATTATGATGACTGGGATTATGGTACAGAACCTTATTATGGCAAGATTTCTGGGTAGTGCTATAAATAATTGAACGAAAAGTACCCTTTCAATGGCAGTTCAGAGGACTTCAAAAGCATTTAAGGATATTAGTTTCTCTTTTGACCCACATCCTGTGACAAAAGACCTTCCTGTCTTGACAAATGAGCGTGCGATTAAGAGAGCAGTACGAAATTTAGTTGAAACTATCCCTACAGAGCGGTTTTTTAACTCAACTTTAGGGACTAATATTCGTAAAAGTTTGTTTGAATTCGTCGATTATGGTACTGCGACTGTAATTGAAGACCAAATTCGTAATACAGTCAATTTTTATGAAGATAGAGTGGCAAATTTGAGGGTTCAGGTCGATCCAAGACCTGATGAAAACAGTTTTGATGTCAATATTATCTTCGATATTGTTGGACAACAGATTCCGACACAGCAATTTTCGTTCTTATTAGAGGCAACACGATAAACAATGCCTTTTACTCAATTTACTAACCTAGATTTCGATCAAATTAAGGCAGAGATTAAGTCATATCTCCGTACAAATTCAAATTTTACGGATTTTGACTTTGAAGGATCTAATTTCTCTGTCTTAATCGATACTCTTGCGTATAATACGTATATTAACTCTTTCAATGCCAACCTAGTTGTCAATGAATCGTTCTTAGATTCAGCAACAGTTAGGGAAAATGTTGTTTCTTTGGCAAGAAACATTGGTTACGTACCACGCTCCAGGAGTGCCGCTAAGGCATACGTAACCTTTGGTGTCCCTACCACTACTGCAAGTGATTTCATCACCCTTAGAGCGGGTCTGGTATGTGTAGGATCGTTCGATAATACGTCATATCGCTTCTCAATTCCAGAAGACGTTACTGCACTTGTTCGCTCAGGTGTAGCACAATTTGGAACAGCAGATAATCCAATTGAAATCTATCAAGGTTCACTTCTTGTCAGACAGTTCTTAGTTAATAACTTATCTGACCAGAGATTCATTCTTGATAATCCAAACATTGATTCTTCTACAATTCGTGTTTATGTCAAGGGTATAAACGATACTGGACTTGGAAGAGAGTATAAGTTAGTTGATAATATCTTAAATCTGAATAAGAATTCAGAGATTTATTTGATTCAGGAAGTTCAGGATGAAAGATACGAACTCCTGTTTGGTGATGGTTACTTTGGTAAGCAGTTAGAAAATAATTCTGTCATCACCGTTCGTTATATTGTGACTGATGGTGAGGCAGGAAATGGACCTTCTGCTTTTGATTTCCAAGGAAACTTTGTTGATCAGAGTGATATTAGAGTCATTCCTTCAGCATCTGTCCCCGTGACAACCATTCAGAAGGCAATGAATGGCGGCGATATAGAGAGTGTTTCCTCAGTCAAGTACTTTGCCCCTAGACTCTACGCAGCACAGTATAGAGCAGTCACCTCAAGGGACTACGAAGCGATTATACAGTCAATCTATCCTAATACAGAGTCTGTTTCTGTTGTTGGTGGGGAAGAGTTATCTCCACCACAATATGGAACCGTTCAAATTAGTATTAAACCAAAGAACGGAACATATATTTCCGACTTCGATAAGCAAAACATTCTGAATAACATTAAGCAATACTCCATTGCCGGAATCAATCAGAAAATTGTTGATCTTAAAATTCTTTATGTTGAGATTGATTCTGCGATTTACTACAATAGTTCCCGTATTTCGAACGCAAGTGATTTGAGAACAAATATCATTAATTCTCTTAGCATTTATGCAAGAGATGTTGATATGAATCGTTTTGGTGGAAGATTTAAGTACAGTAAGGTTCTTCAGTTAATTGATAGAGTTGATAATGCTATCACTTCTAACATTACGAAAGTTAGAATTAGAAGAGATATGAAGGTTCTGGTTAACCAGTTTGCTCAGTATGAACTTTGCTTTGGAAATCGTTTCCATATTAATCCTGCTGGTTATAATATTAAGAGCACTGGATTTACAATTACAGGTTCAAATGACACTGTTTACTTCACTGATGTTCCAAACAAGAATGCTGATGGTAATCTTGATGGAAGTGGAAAGGGTGTTCTTTCAGTATTCAAGAGAAACGAAAAAGACCAACTTCAGGTTGTCTTAAAGAGTGTAGGAACTGTTGATTATACCAAAGGTGAAATCTTGGTCAATACGGTTAATATCGCATCTACAGTTGCTGATAATAATATTATTGAAATTCAGGCATTCCCAGATTCAAATGATGTAGTTGGTTTGAAAGATTTGTATCTGAGTTTTGATGTTTCGAATAGTACAATAAATATGGTAAAAGATGTAATCGCATCTGGTGAGGATATTTCTGGAGTCACCTTTACACGAGATTACTATACTTCAAGTTATTCTAACGGAGCATTAGAGAGGAAATAAAATATGTCGCATTTTGAGAAGAGAGTGCAACTCAATAAAATAATTGAGAGCCAACTTCCAGAGTTTTTAGTTGCAGATTTTCCAAAAGCAGTAGAATTTTTTAGACAATATTATATTTCTCAAGAATATCAAGGTGCTAATGTTGATATTATTGATAACCTTGACCGTTATTTGAGGGTAGATAACTTAGTTCCAGAAGTAGTTGTTGGTGAAGTATCACTCTCTTCTGATATTACAGATAGTTCATCGTCTATCACAGTCTCTTCTACAAAGGGATTTCCAAGTGAATATGGTTTATTGAAAATTGGTGATGAAATTATCACCTATACGTCAAAAACTGATACTACTTTTAATGGATGTGTCCGTGGTTTTTGTGGAATCACTGGATATAGTGTAGGTATTACTAGTTTTATTGGAAATATCAATTCTCAAAATGCTATTTTTTCAACATCAACTGCAGCATCTCACACTCAAGGTGATACAGTAACCAACCTGAGTGTATTATTTTTACAAGAGTTTTATAGAAAACTTAAGGCAGCATTTACTCCTGGATTAGAAAGTCTAGATTTTGTCTCAGATTTAGATGTAGGCAATTTCATCAAGCACGCTCGTGATTTCTATCAGTCAAAAGGTATTTCAGAATCTGTCAAGATTCTCTTTAAAGTACTGTATGGAGTAGAAGCAAAAGTAATTGATTTAGAAGGAAGATTAATTAAACCATCTTCTGCAAACTATGTCAGAAGAGAAGTTATTGTAGCAGAAAATATTTCTGGAAATCCTTTTAACCTTGAAGGTCAAACGGTATTTAAATCAACAGATACAAATACTAATGCTTCGGTATCTGATGTTGAAATCTTTAGTAGAGGGGAAAGAACATATTATAAACTTGGATTGTTTGTCGGATATAACGATAGAGACTTAGTTGAGGGAATTTTTAGTATTCCTGGAAACTCAAAATCACTGGAAACGATTCCTGTTGGATCTTCTATTATTTCAGTTGATTCAACTATTGGTTTCCCCGAATCTGGAACTCTTATTTCTGGGACGAATACGATTACCTACACATCAAAGAGCATCAATCAGTTCTTTGGATGTAGTGGAGTCACCGCAGAAATTTCTGTTGGTGATAATGTCCGTTTCAATGAAACAATCTACGGATATGAAAATGGTGACATCAACAACAGAGTTGATCTCCGCATCACTGGTGTCCTTTCAAATCTTTCACCAATAGGAGATGTTTCACTTATTGATGAAGATGAGGAAGTTACAGTAAGAAGTATTGGTGAAGTAATTCAGAATCCTGAAGAAGATAGGACTCATAAGGAAATCTTTGCAAACTCTTGGATTTACAATACTAGGGCAAGATATAAAGTATCTTCAATTGTTGGTTCAACATTCACTTTACTCTCCAATGTTGATAAGTCTAGTCTCAAAGTTGGCGATACTGTTGAAGTTCTAGTCTCCAATAGCAATACAGTAGTATCGGCAAATGCTACTGTCAATAATATTAATGCTTCACTAAAGCAAGTTGTTCTTGGCAATCTCACTGGATTTACACCAAATCCAACAGTCAAGTACGATATCAGAAGAAAAATTAAGAAATCTAAGAGTGCTGGTGTACCTCTTCTTCTTGGAAATGATAGTTACATTGCTGAAGTATTAAACGTCTATACAAATGACGAAAGTACAGATGGATATGTTGCTTCTAACTCACTTCCGTCTTACGAAATTGTAGATGAAATTATAGAATCTTCCATTCCTAATGGATTGGATGCTAATCTTGGTGACTATAATTCCGTATTGCAGTCCTATTCTATCATTAAGTTCCCATCAAATGTTAAATTTATTGATGGAGATAGAGTTGTATATACTGCTACCAATCCATTGCCTGGATTGACTTCAGGAGAAACCTATTATGTTACCGTAGTAGCACTGAATCAAATAAGATTATATGTTTCAAAGTCACTTCTCTCTGGGGCAAACTCAGTTAGATTTGGTCCAAATACGAATTCGGGCACACATACATTTACATTAAAGCGTCACGAAGATAGAATTCTTTCCCCAAGTAAAATTTTAAGAAAGTTCCCATTAAACCAAGAACTGTCTACTCCAAAGAATAATAAGAGAATTGTTGGAAATGTTGGTTTATTGGTAGATGGTGTTGAAATATCAAGTCCAGAATCAAGAAACAAAGTTTATTATGGTCCATTATCAGAATTTAATGTATTGAATGGTGGAAAGGATTTTGATGTTATAAATCCTCCACAAATCACCATATCGGCAGGGTCTGGAACAACTGCTCTTGTTGAGCCAATTATTACTGGTAGTGTAAAAGAAGTTTTTGTTGACCCTCAAGATTTTGATATTAATGAAGTCTTTTCTCTTTCTTTGGTTGGCGGAAATGGTTCTGGATGCATTCTTGAACCAATCGTTGGTGATAGATTTAGAGAACTTGAGTTTGATAGTCGTGCTCTTTTATTGGGTGGCGGAATTGATATTACAGATGAGACAATTACATTCTCATCAAATCACAACCTGATTAATGGACAGCACGTCATCTACAACCAAAATGGTAATGATCCATTGCCGATTAGTGTATTTGGAGATATTACAAACGCAAAGACTGGCACTCTTGTCAGTGGTGATGAATATGTAGTTAGAGTAGTTAATACTTCAACTATTAAACTTTTCAACACGGATTTTGACGCTATTTCTGGAATCAATACAATTGGATTCTCTACTACAACAGATATTAGTGGTATTCATAAATTTAGAACATTGTCGAAGAAGACTTTGAAGAAAATCAAAGTCAAATCTCCAGGTTCTGGATATCAGCATAAAAAACTCAGAGTAGCATCATCTGGCATCTCTACAGAGTATAACACGTTTAGATTTGAAAATCACGGATTTGAGACTGGTGAGATTGTAACCTACTCTACAGATGGTACTGTAGTCTCTGGTCTGTCCACAGCAAATAGATATTCAATCAGTAAAGTTGATTCAGATACCTTCAAACTGATAAACGTAGGTATTGCTGGAACAGAAACCACGGATTTAACAAGATCTAAGTATGTTGACTTGAAGTCAACTGGCACTGGATATCAGGTATTCCAGTATCCAGAAATTCAAGTTCTATCCAATGTTTCTTTTGCTTCAACTTTAACTAATCAGTTCAACATAACTCCAATCGTCACCGGAGAAATAACTGGAGCATATTTGTATGAAAAGGGAAGTGGATATGGTTCCAATATCCTCAACTTACATAAAAAACCAACGATAACCGTAAAGAACGGTAAGAATGCTCAGTTAAATGCGATTATTTCGAATGGAAGAATCATCGATGTTCAAGTACTGAGCAAGGGTTCTGAATATTATTCAATCCCAGAAATTATTGCTGAAGATGATGGTTTTGGAAGTGGTGCTATTCTAAGACCAGTTCTTGTAGATGGAAAAATTGATGATGTTATTGTAATTAATTCTGGAATTGGATACAATCCAAACTCAACCACGTTATACGTTAAGGCAAGAGGTTCTGATGCCATCTTTGATACAAGAGTCAGAGAACTTACCGTTAACGACGCTAAGAGATTTGGAGAGTATGCAAAGACCAGAAGCACTAAAATATTCTCAAATTTGTATCAGAATGAGACTGAAGATGCTGTAGCATATGGAATGTATGGATATTCCGAAGACTTAGCAGCAAATTATGATGATGTTGGTTCTTCACACTCACCAATTATTGGATGGGCATATGATGGAAATCCAATCTATGGTCCTTATGGTTATATTGATGGAAGCAATATCCAGTCTGGAATTAGAATCATCAACCCAGGTTATACCGTCAATACCTCAAATGTAGAGGACAGACCATCATCGTTCTCCTCAGGATTCTTCATTGAAGATTATGAATATGTCAACAATGGAGATCTTGATGAACATAATGGAAGATTCTGCAAAACTCCAGAGTTTCCTAATGGAGTCTATGCTTACTTTGCTGGAGTAACGACAAGCACTACATCAAACAAACTGGAACCAGTATATCCATATTTCATTGGAAATACATTCAAATCAGAATTTATTGAAGAAAATACTACATTAGACCAGTCATTTGACTTTAATAACTCAAATCTTGTCAGAAATACTTTCCCATATAAAGTAAATGATCCAAATGCTAATTATGATTTCTTCATTGAGTCTTACGAAGACTACGATCAAATAACAGTAATTGATTCGATTACTAAAGGTGAGGTTGATGACACTCTTGTAGTTGATGGTGGAGATGGGTATAGAATTGGTGAATCGGTTAACTTTGATTCTACCGAAACTGGTGGAACTGGATTTAGAGCAGAAGTATCAGAACTGATTGGAAAGGATATTAATTCTATCCAAACATCTTTGGACAGATATGAAAATGCCGTATTTGTTTGGGATGATGGTAGACAAATATCAGCATACTACCGTTCTGGATTTGAATTTAATGATAAGGATACTGTTTTAGTAAGTGGATTATCAACGTCAGTATTAAATCTTTCTGGATCTAAGACAGTTGGATTTGGAACTCAGACTGTTGGTCTGGCAGCAACAATGAGTGTCTATGGACCTCAACCTGGCGGAATAATCGAAGATATTTTCATTACTACTGTACCTCAGGTTTCTATTGGAAATAGTGCTCTTGTTGGAAATGAAATTGTAAGAATTCTGAATAATTACAACAATGGTGTCCTGAGAGTTAAGAGATACGGAAGTTCTGGAGTCGCTCATACTCTCGGAAGTGATTTTAATATCATAAGCGATAGAATTACAATACCAGCAAGAACCAGAGAGTTCACCTCAAAGCGTAATGATTTGGTCTATTTCAACGCCAAAGATTCTGTTGGTATTGGAACAACCGTTGGTGGAGCGGTATCTAAAACCTTTACGATTGGAAATGTTACTGATACAGTTTCAGTTCCACATAGAAGTATCTACGTACCAAATCATCCATTCAAAACTGGTCAAAGAGTAACATTTACAAAGTCTGATGTTACTGGAATTGATTCACTCATCGTTGGTAATGATGAGAGTGGATTGAACACATTCCAGATTCCTGATGTAGTTACACTAACATCAGACGTTTATATTATAAACAAGGGTAAAAATTATGTTGGACTGGCAACTCAAGTTGGTTTAACTACCAGTAGTGAAGGTTTATTCTTCTACGGTGACGGTTCTGACAACTCTGAGTACCTCTTTAAGTCCAATCATACACAATTGCTCGGAAACGTTGATAGAGTGACCACAGTGGTCAGCACAGGGTCCTCACACGGTCTTCAAAGAGGAGACCAAATCAAACTTACAGTTAAACCAAATACTATTGTAGGTCTTGGTACAACTGCTGCACTATCTCTTGCTATTGATTTAGAAGAGAAGAAGATATTGGTAAATCCAGTCGGTATCAACTCTTCACAAATCAATACCTTAACAAATACGATTACAATTAATAATCACGGATTTAAGACTGGAGATAAAATTCATTATACTAGTTCTGAGGTTGCTTCAGGTTTAACCACAGGAGCATATTACGTTATCAAGGATACAAGTAATACTTTCAGACTGGCAGAGACTTTATATGAAACAAATCCAAACACTGAGAGTGTAGTAAACATTGTTGGTACTGGTGATACTACACATACCTTTGCTTTAGTTAATCCAAAGATTGATGTTGTTAGAAATTCTGACCTTAGATTCAACCTTGGAAATTCATCTCTGGTAGGATATAATTTAAAAATCTTCAAAGACAGAGAATTTAAAGATGAATTTGTAAGTTCATTCGATACAAATCAATTCAACGTTGTTGGTGTTGGTAGTGTTGGATTTGGGACTTCGTATCTTGAAGTCAAATATTCTAAAAACATCCCATCAAAACTCTATTATACTCTCGAAAAATCTGGATATATTAGCACTGCCGATACAGATGTTCGTAATTATTCCGAAATTAATTATGTCGATAGTGAATATAATGGAAACTACAGCGTATTTGGAATCTCTACTAATACTTTCACCATTTCTCCATCAAGATTACCAAGCGTTCTTTCATATGTAAAAGACCAGACCGACGTACTGGAATATTCTACAAAGTCATCTACAGCAATTAATGGATCTATTGGAAAGGTTAGAATACTGTCTAAAGGATTCAATTATAAGAAAATTCCTACGTTTGTTGATGTTACATCTCAAGATGGTATTGACGCCAACATCGTAGCAATTTCAACTTCCATTGGCAAGTTGAATAAAGTTAGAATTAAAGACATTGGTTATGATTATCCAGCAGATAAGACTCTCAGACCAGAAGGTTCTATACCTCCAATTATCAGAATTGACAACTTAGACACTATTGATGAAATTGATATCGTATCTGGTGGTCTCAGATATCTAAACAGTCCAGATCTTATTCTCATAAACGATACAACTAAAGAAGTTGTAGACACAACAAGTTTAGTAGCGAGTGCTCCAAATGGTTCCATATCAGAAATTACACAAATAGCACCAATCTATGGTTTAGATTCTGAACCTCATAAGATTCTTGCCGTCAATAATTCAAACGGCGTTGGAATTTCTTCAATGATTACGGGAAGTTCTGGTGTTGCAACCTGCACATTAAAAACTCCAATCCTTGGATTTGTAACACCACAGTTTGCTGATGGTGATGAAATTTTTGTTGAAGGTATCGAACTTGTAAGTCCAACTGGAGATGGATACAATTCCAGTGATTATGATTACAAATTCTTCAAAGTACAATCTTATGTAAATAGCAACCCTGCTCAACTTACATTTGCTCTTGTGGATGATGCTGGAATTGGACTATCAACAAATCCAGGAATTGCTAAGACTTTCCAGTCTGGATATGCAACTATTGTCAATAGAAATAACTACCCAGAAATTAATGTTGTTAAGAGAAGAGGTGTCTTCTCTCAGAATGAGCAGTTATTTGTAGATCTTGGAACAGGATTCTTTGAGGCAGACTTGTTTGTTTCTGCTGTTCGTGACGATTTCATTAAAGTAAAGGGTAGATATCAACTGAGTGTTGGTTGTAGAGTTAAAGGAAGGGTTAGTGGAGTTATTGCCGATGTAACAGCAATCACCGAAAATAGATCTAAATTTATCATCGATTATGCTTCAAGACAAGAAATTGGTTGGAGGAATAATACAGGAAAGATTAGTGAAGATTATCAGGTTACCCCAAATAACGATTACTATCAAAATCTTTCATATTCAATCCAAAGTCCAATAACTTGGGATGAATTCTCTGATACTGTAAATGGTGTTCTCCACCCAATCGGAATGAAGAACTTTGCTGATGTTGGAATCACATCGTTTGCAAGCAGTTCAGTTGGATTAGCAGGATCTACTACCTCTTTGGTTGTTCTTGATGTTATTGAAGAAAAAAGAGTTGATACTATTAATAATTTTGATAACGTTGTTGATATTGACACCAAGACAAATCCAGACCAATCTAAGTTCTTAAAGCTCCAAAACAAAAAACTTACAGATTATACGCAATGTAAGACCAATAGAGTTCTTATCCATGATGATATTAGTGATAAGTTCTCCAACAAACTGTCGCAAGACTTGTTTATTGAGATTGAAGAAATTGATACCATTGATACTCATGTAAAATATCTAATTCAAGTCGTAGATGTTGATACTTCAGATTCTCAACTGACCGAATTGGTTCTTGAGACAACAACAATTGATTCATTCCTTTTTGAAAAATCAACTTCATATACAAATGAAAGACTTGGTGATTTTAGTGCCGATGTTGATTATCTTGGAAGAAAAACATTAATCTTCACTCCATCTGATCCATTTAACAGGGACCATGACATTAAGATTCTGAAGAAAACCTTTATAACATCTGTTTCTGGAATAGGGACAGAAACTATTGGATCTGTCACTTTAACAGGAACCAACGTTACTGGCATTGCAACCAATGGATCTACTAGCACTATTATTGATTTTGCCGATAATAACTTTAATGGGTTGTTTGCCAACATTGAAATTTTAAATACCACCACAAAGGAATTGAATTATGTTGAAGCTGCTTTAGATTTTGATGGAACAAATGTTTATGTCAGCGAATACTACTTCGATAATGAAACTCAAAATTACAATTCCTCTACAATTGGCATTGTAACATCAATTTATGATTCTGTTTCTGGAATTGTTTCATTTAGCATTCTGAATAATAAAGATTTTGGTGATTTGGATATTCGTGCTAATATTGTAGGATTTGCCGCAACAACTTCTGGTATTGGAACGTATAGATTCCTACTTAGTGGACAACCAGAAGGAACTGAGAAGAGTGCCAGACTTGAATCCGTTGTTGGATTTGGAACTGATTCTATCAGAGTTGGAACATTTGATATTAATTCAATTACATCAGCATCTTCGATCGTAAGAGTTTCTTCAGGTTCAAGTTCAGCGATTCATCAAGTAAATTCCCTATTCAATGGTATCGATGTTACCGTAACACCAGGTTTATTTGCTCCTTCAAATAATACATCTGGTCTTGGAACTTTTGGTGGTCAAATTTCTGGAAATGAATTCTATCTCAATTTCTATCCAGATGCTGGATATGATGTAGAGTTACAATCATTTAACGAGGTATTCTATACTGAGAGTGACTTTGATAATGTTCCTTTAGATCTTCAGTATGGTTCAGTTAATCAAGAAATTTTCCTCACATCATATGATGGAATAAACGGAACAAGAGGAAACAAAGATAACTTCAATCTTACATATCAAGGAACTCCAATCTATACAAAGACATTTACACCATCAAATTCCAACACAGTTGACCTTGGCACTGGACTATTCACAATTAATAATCACTTCTTCAACACTGGAGAAGAGTTAATTTACACGCCAAAAGCAACTTTCGTTGGAGTTGGCGAAAGTGCTATGGGTATTGGAGCAACTGCCAACTATCTTGGTGTTGTTACAGATAGACTCCCTGAAAGAGTATATCCGATTGTAATTACTCCAGATACATTTAAGTTGGCAACTCGTAAATCATACGCCAACCTTGGAATTGCAGTAACCTTTACAGACGTTGGTCTTGGCAATGCTCATGAACTTGAGATTACAAATAAACTGTCCAAAACGATTATTTCCTTGGATGGTATTGTACAGCAACCTCTAACATTTACACCAATCACTCATAGTCTCGATTATAATAGTGGAAGTATCGCTTCTGGTATTTCAACTTTCAACTTGAGTGGAATTTCTTCAATACAACCAACTGATGTTCTTAAGATTGATAATGAATATATGAAGGTTGTTGAGGTTGGTGTAAGTTCTAATGTTGGTGGAGCATTGTTAGGACCTATCAATGGAGTCATCTTGGCAGGTACTGCTTCAACATTCCCAACAGTATCTGTTGTAAGAGCATCTTTTGGAAGCACAGCAACATCTCACAATGATGGTTCAACTGTCCAGATTTACAGAGGTGCTATCAATATCGTCAAGAATAAAGTATTCTTTGCTGAAGCTCCTAGAGGAAATACAAGAGCAAGAAGAAACGAAAGCAATCTTCCCTATGTGAGATCACAATATTCAGGAAGAACTTTCTTAAGATCAAACTATGATACCAATGTATTATTTGATGATATTTCAGACCAATTTACTGGTATTGGAAGAACTTATACAATGACTGCACAGGGTATCAATACATCTGGTGTTGAAGTTGGAAATGGAATTGTCTTTATCAATGGGGTATTCCAGACACCAACAACAATCAACAATACTGGAAATAACTATGAGTTTGAAAATGATAATGTTGCTGGTATTTCCAGTATCGTATTTACTGGAATTACGTCTACAGATGGAACATACATTAAGTCTGATTTTGATATAAATCAAAATCAACTTCCAAGAGGAGGAATGATTGTTTCTCTTGGTTCTACACCTGGTCTTGGATATGCTCCACTTGTTGGTGCTAAAGTAAGAGCAGAATTGGATGGAAGTGGAACAATTACCAATATTGTCGGCATTCACACTGTTGGAACTCCAGTAGCAATTACAACAGCAGCATACAATAAGATTTCTGGTATTCTTGAAGTCGAAACTTCATCTGCCCATGGATTGGAAGGTGGTGATAGAGTTAAACTCGTCGGTTTGGCATTTACTTGCCCAAGTGGTTCTGGAATTACAACAACAATCTTCCCAGACCATGACCGTTCCCTTGATATTGTTAATATTCTATCGTCCACAAAATTGAATATTAATGTTGGACCAAGCACAATAACTCATTACTATGTTGGTCTTGGTAGTGTATACCCACATTATAGTCTCAACATTGGTTCTGGATATAGAGAGCCCGTTTCTATTGCTGTAACTGATGCAAATCACACTGGAACTGAAGCAAGTATCTCCGCAGTTGTTGGGGCAGGTGGTACTCTTGGATTTGTAATTAATGATGGTGGCAGTGGATATGTCGATCCATACATCAGAATACCTGAGCCAATTTATGAAAACTTAGAGATAGTTGGTGTTTCTAGACTTGGTATTGGACCAACAACTGATACTGGAGAAAATCTTCTTATGAATGTTAAGATTGGATCTGCCAGCACCAATGTTGGCATTGGTTCCACTCTGTTCTTGGTAGAATCTTTTGAAATAACCAGACCTGGATATTCTTTCCAAGTTGGTGATGTATTCAAACCAGTTGGTCTTGTTACTGCTCTTGGTTTCGCGCAACCAGTATCAGAATTCCAACTCGAAGTTGTAGAAACATTCAATGACAGATTCTCGGCATGGTCATTTGGCGAAACTGATTATATTGATAGCATACAGTTCTTACAAAATGGAAGCAGAAAAAGATTCCCACTTTACTACGTTGGTCAACTATTGAGTTTCGAAATTGATCCAGATAATCCTTTATCTGGCGCAATTGACTTGGATTCTCTTCTCCTGATATTCGTTAATGGTGTTCTGCAGCAACCTAATGTTGCATATCAGTTTAATGGCGGTACGTCATTTACATTCACTGAAGCACCAAAAGAGTCCGACAAAGTTGATATTTTCTTCTACCTCGGTCAAGATGGTGTAGATATTGAATTGGTTGATATCAATGAAACAGTTAAGATTGGAGATGATGTTTTTGTCAATAAGCATCCGCTTTATGAGTCTACAGTAAGTCAGCTCCGTAGCAGAAGTATTGCTGATATTTTCGGTTCCGATAGCATTGAAACTGACATTTACGTTGGTAATGGAATTGATGAAGTTACATTCAAACCAATTGAGTGGACCAAACAAAAAGTTGACAAATATGTGAAAGGTGACATCATCTACAAGACAAGAGATTCTTTAGAACCAAGAATTTATCCAACAGCAAGAATTATTGGCGATTTAAACACTACAACATCTGAAATCTTTGTAGACGATGCACAATTCTTCAACTATGAAGAAAATAATTATGGAATTACAATTGATACTTTTGGAGCGTTGATTATAGATTCTGTTGACCCAGTATCTGCAGCATTTACATCAACCGTTTCTGCTGCTGGAACAGTTTCGTCGATAACAATCACCAATCCTGGTCTTGGATATTCGACAACATCAGTTCCAGTTAAGTTCTCTGCTCCATCAGTTATTGGTGTTGGTGTTGGAACAACTGCCACCGCAACGGCAACAATTTTGAATGGTAGCGTGGTTTCTGTCAATATTACAAATGCTGGTTTCGGATACACCACGTCTAACCCACCACAAATTATAATAGAAGTTCCAAAAGCATCTAAGGAAACTATTAGTTCCATTGAAAATGTTCAGGGATTCTCTGGAATTATTACAGGAATAACCACAACAACAGGAACAGGTGGACATCCCCTTGCACTGAAGATTAATTTCAGAGCAAATGCTGCTGATGCTAATGATTTGCAGGCAGGTTATCCAATACTTGTCTATAATACAACAATTGGCACTGGCGTAACTTCTGTCAACAGTGAAGATAGTTCCGTTGTTGGAATAGGAACAAGATTCTTAGATAACATTTACATTGTCAATTCTAAGACAAACAATGGTCCAGATGCTGAAATTATCTGCAATATTCATACAAACAGCAATGTTGTTGGAATAACAACTACATCTGGCGGAAACATCTCTTGGGGAAGAATTTACAACTATGCATCCAGAACAAATCCAATTTCTATTGGTGTAACTGGATTGGTTGTAGACTCTGGATTGTCAACTTTCCCAACAATCCAAAGAAGAGATTTTGGTTATAGAAATAATGGTTCGATTAGAAAACTTTCTAACACCCCGTAACCAGATATAAATACATAAAAAAAGTTCAAAATGCCAGCACTTGTTACTGATAAATTTAGAATTCTGAATGCCAGTAATTTTGTAGATTCTGTTGAAGCGTCTTCTAATTCATATTACATTACAGTAAGCCTGCCAAATCCTTCTATCACTGGATATGGCAGGACCTCTACGTGGAACACAAATCCACCGGCACCTGTTGATAGTTTTTCTTACAACAGTCATGCAGGTGATGTTGTTTTGTATGGAAAGAAGATATCTTCCGCTAATATTAGAAGAATTGTTAAAAGAATTGATTGGGCAGCAGGAAATAGATATGAAATGTACAGGGATGATTATAGCATCCTAAATCCTTCACCATTAACAAACGCATCAAGACTCTATGATGCTAATTATTATGTAATGAACGCCGATTATAGAGTTTATGTTTGTATTGAAAATGGTTCTGATGGGACAAATCTGAAAGGAAATATATCACAAGATGAACCAACTTTCACCGACTTAGAACCATCTAGAGCAGGTGATAGTGGAGACGGTTATATTTGGAAATATCTGTTTACTATTTCCCCTAGCGATATTATTAAATTTGATTCTACAGAGTATATTACAGTCCCTAATGGTTGGGCAACATCAACCGATTCTCAAATTAGATCTGTAAGAGAATCTGGGGATTCTTCCGTAAACTCCAATCAAATTAAAACTGTTTACATTGAGAAATCTGGTTCAAACTACTCTAATGGTTTGGGACAGGAATTAGACATTATTGGAGATGGAACTGGAGGTAGAGTTAGAGTTGATGTAGAAGGTGGAAAGATTACAAATACTGTTGTTACCTCTGGTGGAAAAGATTATAGTTACGCACTGGTAGATTTGGGTTCAATTAACTCAAATACAACTGGAACTAGTGCGAAATTAGTTCCTATCATACCACCATCAAAAGGTCATGGATATGATGTTTACAGTGAATTGGGAACTGATAAGGTTTTAGTTTATGCAAGATTTGATGATTCCACTAAAGACTTCCCAGTTGATACAAGTTTTGCTCAAGTTGGTATTGTAAAAAATCCAACTGCTGTTGGAACTGACCAAATTTATACAAATAATACTTTTAGTGGATTATATTCGTTGAAGTTTTCTTCGATTACAGGAACTCCTGTTGTTGGTGAAAAAATTCAACAGGTCGTTTCTGGTGGGGTCGGTAGAGCATATGGTTATGTTGCTTCTTGGGATAGTGAAACCAAAGTTTTAAAATATTTCCAAGATAGGTCTTTGTTCTACAACCAGACAACACTTGATCAGCAGGACTATGTTGGAATATCTACCAATGGTAGAGTTTATAGTTTTGAGTCATCCGCAAACTTAGTTAGCGGACAAAATTCATCTTTCAATGGTTCCATTGATACTGGATTCTCTGGAATCAGTACAAATCCAACAGGGACCAAGTTGATAAATCTGGGTGTTAATTTCACTAGTGGATTGGCAAGTCCAGAGATAAATAAAGGATCAGGAGATTTAATTTATCTAGACAATAGACCTAGCATTTCTAGGAACTCCCGCCAAAAGGAAGACATCAAAGTTATACTGGAATTTTAAACCATGCCACAGAAGACAAACCTAAACGTAAATCCTTATTATGATGATTTTGATAAGGATGATAATTTTTATAGAGTTCTTTTTAAGCCTGGATACCCAGTTCAGGCAAGAGAATTAACAGGTCTTCAGTCAATTTTACAAAACCAAATAGAATCTTTCGGAAGCCATCTCTTCAAAGAAGGTTCTATGGTAATTCCTGGCGGGGTTACTTGTGATAATGCTTTCACAACGGTGAAAGTGAATTCAGATCATCTTGGTGTAGATATCACAGTATACATTGACTCTTTAGTTAAAGGAAATGATGGGAAAGGCACAACTGTAAGAGGTGAAACCTCAGATGTTGTCGGAACAATTAAAGGATATCTGCTTCCACCAGAAGAGGGTGTAGAAGAGATTACCCTCTTTGTTAAGTATCGTGATGGTGCTTCTGATGGTGAAGGTGTTGAATTTGAAGATGGAGAAGTATTAATACTTGAAGAAAATGTTACTTATGGTAACACCACTTTAAACTCTGGCGATACTGTATTAACAATATTATCAACAGACGCCACTAAGACTGGTTATGCTGTCGGTGTTGCTGAAGGTGTTTATTTTATCAGAGGAACTTTTGTTGATGTTCCAACATCTCAGATTATTCTCGATCCATATGATAACGAACCATCATATAGAGTTGGATTTGATATCCTTGAAGAGATTGTTACTTCGGATGACGATACATCTTTAAATGACAATGCAAAGGGATTTACAAATTATGCAGCACCTGGTGCTGATAGACTGAAAATCAGTGTTAGATTAGCGAAAAAGCAACTAACAGATTTTGATGATACTGATTTTATCGAACTTGTTAAGGTTGATAATGGTGTTATTAAAAAGTTACAAAATACTTCTGAATACAATGTAATTAAAGATTACTTTGCCAAAAGAACTTTTGAAGAGTCTGGAAGTTATGCTGTAGACTCATTTACTGTAGACGTTGTAGAATCACTAAACAACGAAACTGGTAATGGTGGTCTTTATAGAGAAGACCAAAAGACAGACCAAGGAAATATTCCTAGCGATGACCTGATGTGCGTCAGAGTTTCTGCTGGAACTGCTTACGTTAGAGGATTTGATGTAGATTTGGTTGGTTCTACAATTGTTGATGTAGAAAAACCAAGGAGCACTAAAAGAATCAATCAAGCACTCGTTCCTTTTGGAATGGGAAGTCTTTTAAAGGTCAATAACGTTCTCGGTGTTCCATATTTCAATATTGGAGCTCCTGTTGGAAGTGGTGATAATACAATTTCTCTTTATAATAGAAGAAGAAATACTTCCATCACAAACGCAGGAACTGGTTTAAAGATTGGTGAGGCAAGAGTATATTGGTATGGTGTTTCAGATGCTTCGTATTCAAATGCAGCAACTGAGTGGGATTTGTATCTGTTTGATGTACAAACTTACACTACATTATATCTTGGAAAAGAATACAGCACTTCAGAAGTTCCACTGACTTCTTTTGTCAGAGGATTGTCCAGTGGAGCAACTGGTTATCTTTCAGAAAAACCAACTGGTTCAGCATTTAGTTTATCTCAGACTGCTGGAACATTCTTGGTGGGTGAGCAAGTTATCATTAACGAAAATCCCCAACTCAAAGTTGCTATTCAAGATATTGCTACTTATAGTGTTGAAGATATCAAGTCCGTTTATCAAGATTCTGATACGCTAAACACCGCTCTCCAAACTGATTTTATTGCCGATGCTGTTCTTTATGAAAGAACTCCACCCAATTTTTCAATTACCGATAAACTGACAATCAGTGGAGGAACTACAGGAACGGTTCCTGGAAGATTCTTCAATGCGGTAACGGGAATCAAAACTGAAGCAATTATCAAATATCAGACTGCTGGTCAGACTATTCCAAACTTTAATAGAATTACCTCAATAGCGGCAAACGGAACTTCTATTAGTGTTGGTGCTCTTGATTCTACTGTTGCTGGTGTAGCAAGAGCAAACGTTGATAATGGAGATTCTGTATTTTCACTGATGGTTCCAAAGATTCTCAATCTTGGATCATCTGGTCTTTATTCGGAACTTCCAGAACCTAATATTGCTTCTGTTGACCTTGCTCAGTCCGAACTGACAATCTCCAAGCAACTGACAGGAAAGAGCACCAGCTCTACTGGTACTATTACTTTAACAACTACAGATGCTCTCGATGCTAGTGCTGGTATTACTAGTGTCTTCTTTGAGGCATTTGATGCTGAAAGATATTCGGTACACTATGATGATGGAACCACAGAAAGTCTAACTTCAGACCAGTTTACACTGGGGGCAAATGGAGATACAATCACTCTGTCTAATCTTAAGGTTAGTGAGTCTAATGTTACCATTATAACAACATTAAAGAAGAGACAAGTTAGCAATAAATCTAAGAATTTCGTAAGAAGTCGCCAAGTTTCTATCACAAGAACAAGTGGTATTTCTACTGCGACTGGTTTGACAACAAGCAATTATTATGGTTTAAGAGTTGAAGATGATAATATTTCTCTCAATGTTCCAGATGTAGTCAATGTTCGTGCTATTTACGAATCGACAACTAATTCTGCTCCCACATTAGACAAATTAACATTTGCTATTGGATTGGGATTGGATACTAATGCCATTACAGGTGAGAAAATTGTAGGTAAGGATAGCAGAGCGGTAGGACAGGTAGTTAACAAAACATCTACATCTGTTGATTTTGTTTATTTAAATGAGAACAGATTTGAGATTGGTGAAAATGTAGAATTTAAAGATTCTTCTATTAATGCCGTAATTCAAGATGTTACCAACGGCAGTTATGTAGATAAGACTACTAACTATACACTCAATAAGGGTCACAAACATCAGTATTGCGATTATTCGAGAATTGTCAGAAAGGCAGGAAGTTCTATTCCATCAAGACAACTTTTAGTAATCTATGATTGCTATCAAGTTACACCTGGAAATAGTGGAGATTTCTTTACTGTAAATTCTTATACTGAAGAAAGGTATAAGAATGATATTCCATCACTTCCCAATGGAATTCGCACATCAGATTTACTTGACTTTAGACCAAGGGTCGCAGAATTTGACCCGTCAACAGCAACGGGTTCGCCATTTGCTTTTAGTAGCAGAGCGTATGAGTCTAACTTCAGATACGTAGTAACTCCAGATGAAACATCTTTTATTGGATATAGTTACTATCTTCCAAGAATAGATCTTGTATCTCTCAATAGACTTGGTGAGATTGAGGTCATTCAGGGAGAACCAAGCGATACTCCACAAGCACCTATTCTTGCTGATGATGCGATGGAAATCGCTCAAATTAGACTTCCAGCATACCTCTTCAACACAACTAAGAGTCCACAAATTCTTCTGAGAGATAACAGAAGATTTACAATGCGTGACATCGCAAAACTTGAAGAGAGAATTGAGAATCTTGAAGAAGTCACAAGTCTTTCATTACTGGAGTTGAGTGCTAAAACTTTAGAAGTAACCGATGCAAATGGTCTGAATAGATTCAAGTCTGGATTTATCGTTAGTGACTTTAAGGATAAGAGTCTTGCTGACCCAAGATATACAACTATTGATATTGACAAGGCAAATGCTAATGCTATTGCTCCTGTTGACTTCTGGTCAATGCCAGCAGAATTGGCACTTGATGCAGGAATTGATAGAAATAAAGCAGACCTGTCTCAAAATCTCAAACTTCTTGATCCAAATATTCAGAAAACTGGAGATCTTTTAACACTCAAGTATTCTGAAGTAGATTGGTTAGAGCAACCACACGCTACAAACGCTGAAAATGTAAACCCATTCAATGTTATTGTATTTGTTGGTGGTGTTACGCTCGACCCACAAGCAGACAATTGGACCAGAACAATTTACATTAATGACCAAAGAACCGAATCAACTGGTGCTAAGTGGGTACAAGAAGCAAGTGTAACTGTAGATGTTGACAATAAAACAGAATATGTAACCTACAGAACAGGTGGCGGTAGAGGTGAAAAAACTACAAGAGCGTTCACTACAACCACTACCACTACAACAACTAGATATACTCCTAAACTCACTGGACCATCTAGAGAGTTTGATTATGTTGAGAACGTAAAAGTCTCTAGCACTGTTGATCCATTTATGCGTTCCAGAAACGTATACTTTGCTGCCAATGGTCTGAGACCATTTACCAAGCACTATCATTATCTCGATAATCAGCAAGTTGACCTTTTACCAAAACTTTGCGAAATCACAATGCAGTCAGGCACATTTACTGTGTTTGAAGATGCTGATGTTTTCTATGGTGGTAAGAAGATTGGTTATGTAAGATTGCAAAAACCAAATCATAAGTTTGGAGATACGTCAAGACCAGATATCGCAGCAGGATTAGGTTCACCAGCTGTTGCTGTTGAAGAATATACTGTTGACCCATATGATAGAAACAGATCAGCACCTGGAAATTCTTACTCGGCAACATCAAAACTGATTAACTTTGATACCAGATCGATTGCTTCTCAAGAAAAATATTATGGTTATGTTCCTTCTGGAGCACGTATTGTCGGTAGAACTAGTGGTGCTGTAGCGACAGTTAGTAAGTCTGAATTGATTTCTGATAACTGGGGTGACATTATCGCTTGCTTCTTCTTCAGAGATCCAAATACTAGCCCTCAACCACCAGTAAAAGTTAGAAGTGGTTCTAAGACTGTAAGAGTCACTGCTGTACCACCAGGAGTAACTCCAACACCAGGTTCTACAGTATTCTCCAGTGAATCAATTGGTCAATACAGTGGTTCTGGAACCATTGTTACTCAGGAGACCACTCGTGTTGCTGTAAGAAATCCACCCAAACCAGCAGCGAAGAAGACTGAAGTTAATGTTCAAGTTAAGGCACCTCATAGAGACCCATTAGCACAAACATTCACAGTTGATGGTAAAGGAGCATTCCTCACATCATTCGATTTGTATTTTGCTAAGAAAGACGACAATGCAAAACTGTTCGTAGAACTGAGAACAGTAGAATTGGGAACTCCTACATCATTCTTAGTACAAGATTTCACTCAAGTTTCATTGAATCCTAAAGATATCAATGTTTCTAATGATGCTTCAGTCCCAACCAGAGTTAAGTTCCCATCACCAGTCTTCTTAGAATCTGGTAAAGAATACGCAATTGTTATTCTTTCGCCAGCATCTGATAAGTATGAGATGTGGGCAGCAACTATGGGTAAGAAGACTGTAAGAACACAGAATCTTCCAAATGTCCAGAATGTAATCGTTGCTAAGCAGTATATTGGCGGAAGTTTGTTCAAGTCCCAAAATGGAACTATTTGGACAGCAAGTCAATATCAAGACCTCACATTCAAACTGTATAAAGCACAGTTTGTTAAGAATGGAACTTTAACATTCTACAACTCTGATGTTACTCCAAATGGAAGCAATGTTTCTATTCTCCAGAATAATCCTATTGAAGGACTTCCAAGAAAACTGAAACTTCCTATCTCTGGAACTTTAGACGCAAATGTTGTACCAGGTGTCAAAATTGGTGAAGGAACAAGTCCAAGTATCAATGGTTTCGTAGAAAACCTTGGTGGTCCTGTTGGAGTTGTGACTACCATCGAATCTGGATCTGGATATCCAACAGGAACATTTACAGGAGTATCTCTTTATTCTATTTCTGGAAATGGTACTGGAGCAGAAGCAACTATTCAGTTTACAAATGGCACTATTAATAACTACAGCATAACCAACACTGGAAACGGATATGTTGAAGGAGAAGTTCTTGGTATTACAACCAGCACTATTTCCTCTGGAAGTGCTAGCGGTGGTGGAAGTGGTGCTAAACTTGGTGTTAAGACTCACGGAACAACAGATACAATTTATCTGACTAATGTTCAGGGAGAAAACTTCACAAATTCGGTAACACTTCAATACTATACCAATCCTAATGATGAATCGAGTAGGACTACAGCAACTGCTACAGTTAATGGAACTTCAAGTTTGATTGATGACAAGTATTCTGGAAACCTCTTCAGAGTCAAACAGTACAATCATGCTCACCATGGCGGTAATAACAAAATTGTTGTTACTGATGTAAAACCAGACAGAGAAAAGGTAAAACTTACTGCTGATTTTGGTTTAAACGATACCATTGTCTCTGTAGCCAATACTGCAGTATTTGCTACATTTGAAGGAATTACAACCAGTCGTGGATATGCTCTGATTCAGAATGAAGTTGTTGAATATACAAGCATTACTGCTGGATCTGCTGGAGCAGGTACACTTACAATTTCATCCAGATCTTTGAATGGAACGGTATCGATTCCTTATTCCAAGGATATTGATATTCAACCATATGAAGTGAATGGTGTTTCATTGATGAGAATCAACAAAACACACGATATTCCATCAACATATTACGCTATGGAGAATTCTAATATTGATAACTACTTCTTAGAATTTGATAGAACATCTCCAACAAATAGAAGCAGTGGAAGATCAATGTTGAGTTTTGCTGCACAGAAAGGATTTGGTGGAAATTCAGTTGGTATTTCTCAGAACCATCAGTTCAGTTCTATCCAACCAATTTTCAATGTTATTACTCCTGGAAAAGGAACTGCAGTAAGCAGTCAAATCAGAACTATTTCTGGAACAAGTGCTGGAGGAACAGAAGTTTCATTCGTTGACCAAGGTTATGAAGCAGTTCCTCTTAATAGAGTATTGCACTTCAAGACACCAAGAATGGTTGCTTCTAGAATCAATGAAACCACCAGATTAACATCATTACCACTCAATAAATCACTCACAATGAGAGTTGATTTTAGAACAGATGATGAAAATCTGTCTCCAGTAATGGATATTCAAAATGCCACCTTCATTCTTGGTAGAAATAAGACTAATAATCCAATCGGTGACTACGTGACTGACAGCAGATCAAATGCCATCTTGGGTGATCCTCACGCTGCCATTTTCGTAACTCAATCGATTTCATTACAACAACCTGCCACCAGTTTGAAAGTTATTGTCGCAGCAAACAGACAAGAAGATGCTGACTTTAGAGTTTTCTATAGACTCTTTAAGGCAGATTCTACTGAAATTCCACAAAATTATGTACCATTCCCTGGTTATGATAACTTGATTGATACTGATGGCGATGGATTTGGTGATCGTGTAATTGATGTAAATAAGAATAGTGGAAGAGCGGATGCTTACGTTCAACCAAGTGATGCTCTCTCATTCAGAGAATATCAGTTCACTGCCAACAACTTAGATCAATTTACTGGATTCGCAATTAAAATTGTAATGTCTTCCAAGAATGAATCCACTCCAGTAAAACTGAAAGACTTCAGATGTATTGCTCTTGCCTGATATGACTGATTCACATAATAACTCGGAAAAGGAATTAATTCCAGTCAAAGGGCATACTAACCTTTTCCGAGACAAAAACACTGGTGCTATTGTTAATAGTGATACTTCCGCTTATTCTAACTATATTAGAATGAAGGAGCAAAAACAGAAGGAAAGAAATGAACTAGATACTATTAAAAGTGACATTGAAGAAATCAAATCTCTATTAAGGGAGCTTACTAATGGATCCAGACAAAATTAATCTAGAAAATTTGAGCAAAAGTTTCGAGTATTTCAAACTAGCATCAGAGGTTGACAAGATTGAATCTGTTGAAGAACTGAGAAATCTTGCCAAATCATACATAAAACTCTACTTTAAACAGCAGGAAGTTGTACACACTTTAGGACTCCAAGGAATATAAATACTTCTTAGATCCTGAACTTGTATATAAATGGCTGAAATTAAAGTCAGAGTAGGGCAACAACCAGCGGTTAAAGTTATTTCCTCGCTTGCAGGTGCTCAAGGTCTGTCTTTATCTGAGTTGAGTGACGTTAATGCAACCAATTTACAAAATGGTATGGTTCTTGTATATAACGGTAGTACACAGAAGTGGGATGCCACACTCACCCTAACTCCAGGGGCAACACAGAATTTAGACATTAACGGGGGAAATTTCTAAATGGCAAGTATTATTAGGATCAAAAGATCCTCAGGCACTAATAAACCATCTAGCCTGCAGTGGGGTGAATTTGGATACGTAACAGGTATCGGTAGTTACGGCGGTCTTAATCAATATAAGGATAGAATTTTCATAGGTGATGATGGCACTAACGTTAACCCCGTTGGTGGTTATTATTACACATCGATGATGGAGCACACTCCAGGTGCTATCGATGGAATTCAAAATACTAGAAATCAAGATAATGGCGTTGTCGCCGTTCTTGCTCCAGCAGGAAATACTGCATTAGGCGCAAATTCCCTCAAAGTAGACCAGTGGAACGTAGATAATATAAGAATTGATGGAAGTATTATTTCATCAACAAATACCGATGGTGACATTACCATTGATCCTGCAGGTATTGGTAGTGTTATCATACCTGATGATACCTATGTAACTTTTGGCAATGATAAGAACGTAGCAATGCGCTACGATGAAGCAGGTCATGATAGATTTGAAGTAGAAGGTGCTGATTGGTTCTTTGATGGTGGCGTTCAAATCACAATTGGTGATTCCACCCAATCTAATGATAAAGATACAGGTGCCTTAGTTGTAGAAGGTGGTGTTGGAATTGAGAAGAATCTGAATGTTGGCGGAACAATAATTGTTGAGGGTTCTTCAATATTTGATTCAATCAAAATTGAAGACAATGTAATCTCCAGTCTTTCGGGAAGTGGAGATACAATTTACATTGATCCATATCCCGATGGTTTGAGTAATGAAGGTACGGTTGTTGTAAAAGGTAACCTTCAAATTGATGGAACAACAACATCTGTAAACTCAACATCAGTTGATGTAAACGACCCAATCATTGTTCTTGGTGATGTAACTAGTGTCAGAACGGTTATGGAAACCGTTGTATCTGGTGTAAGTACAATCAGACTTGATTCTGTTGTTGGAATCAATACTGGTGATATTATTAGTGGGAATGCAGGTCTCAATGTTGGTGCTGCCAATACTGTTACAGCATACGATTCAGTAAATAAGATTATCACTTTAACTGATGCTACTATTTCTGGTATTTCTACAACAGCACAACTGACAATTACTCACGCATTTGACACCAATACTGACCGTGGTATTGGATTTAATTATAACACCAGTAGTGGAACATCAAACAATAAAATTGGTTTCTTTGGTTTAGATGATAGTTCTATTGCTGACAGTACCGTAACAACTTTAACTCACGGTACTCACGCTGATGACAGTAGAAGATGGACCTACGTTCCAGATGCTTCGATTACTAATAGTGTCGTTGCTGGAACAAAAGGATTCTTAGATGTTAAAGGTATCTACTATCAGTCTGGTGATTTCAGCACCAATGGTGTTGTATTCTTTGATGATACTGGATTACAAAGATCCACAAATAATCCACAATCACCAACTATTACTTCAAAGCAGGTATTAACTGCTGTTACAAAGAATACGTTGGTTGTTAATAACGCAGTTACTCTGTCCGTTGGAGACGTTGTTAAGCAAGATACAACAAATGCTTATGGAATTGTTGAGTCTGCTGTAACAGGCGGAACTACAATTGACCTTGTAGGAGTTGAAGGAACTTTCGATGCTTCTAATAACCTTAGAAGAGAAGGGCAGAATGGATTTATCTCCAATCTTTCCTCTGTACCCAACACGGTTACAACCATATATACTAATAAACCAACCTGGACCTCAACATTAGATGGAGGAAGCTTTTAATTAATGGAAAATCAGAATGAAGTGGATGTGAATGTTTTGGTTAAACTTTACAATTCCAAATTAGCAACTTTGACAAATCAAAATGTATTGCTTGAAGCAAAATTAGCAACTCTGACTCAGGACTATAAAAGTCATATTGAAGCATTGATAGAAGAGAATGCTGATTTGAAGCAACAATTAGAAGAGAAGGCGGAGTAAGGAATGGCAAAACCATCAACTAGACAAGAACTAATTAATTATTGCTTTCGACAACTTGGTGCTCCAGTATTAGAAATTAACGTCGATGACGACCAAGTTGACGATCTAGTTGATGATGCCATTCAATATTTTAACGAACGTCATTATGACGGCGTTGAAAAAATGTATCTTAAGTATAAAATTACTCAAGATGATGTTGATAGGGGAAAAGCATCGGGAACGAATGGAGTGGGAATTGTCACCACTACAGGAACTTCTACAATAACTGGTTATGGAACAACAACTTTTAATTTCTATGAAAACTCCAATTACATACAAGTACCAGAATCTGTAATTGGAATTGAAAAGATATTTAAGTTTGACACCAGTTCTATTTCTGGTGGAATGTTCAGCATTAAATATCAACTGTTTTTGAATGACTTATACTACTTTAACTCGGTAGAACTTTTACAATACTCAATGGTAAAATCATATCTTGAAGATATTGATTTCCTCCTAACCACAGATAAGCAAGTAAGATTCAATAAGAGACAAGATAGATTGTATCTTGATATTGATTGGGGGTCTCAAGATGCTGGCGATTTCTTAGTTCTTGAGTGCTATAGGGCATTAGATCCAGCATCATTCTCACAAATTTATAATGATAGTTTCCTCAAAAAATACTTGACCGCTTTAATTAAGAGACAATGGGGTCAGAATCTCAGTAAGTTTAAAGGTGTTAAACTTCCTGGAGGTATTGAGTTAAATGGTGGAGAAATCTATCAAGCGGCGGAACAGGAACTAGCAGATATTAGATCAAGAATGGCAATGGAATATGAACTTCCACCTCTCGACTTTATTGGATAATGGCACTTAATCCCTTTTTCTTACAAGGAACCGCTTCTGAGCAAAGACTTGTTCAGGATATTGTTAATGAGCATTTGAGATTTCATGGAATAGAAGTTATATACATTCCTAGAAAGTATGTTAATAAAAAGACTATTTTAGAAGAGGTTCAATCATCAAGATTTGATGATAATTTTGCTATTGAAGCATATTTGAATAATTATGATGGATATGGCGGCGCAGGAGATATATTAACTAAGTTTGGAATGAGTATAAGGGATGAACTCATTCTTACGATATCAAAAGAAAGATTTGAGGACTTCATATCACCATTTATGTCTGGACTAGATGACGAAAGTGGTGAGGGAGAGATTATACTTTCTACCAGACCAAGAGAAGGAGACCTTATCTACTTCCCATTAGGGCAGAGACTTTTTGAAGTGAAATTTGTAGAGCATGAAAATCCTTTCTTCCAGTTAGGTAAAAATTATGTTTTTGAGTTGAAATGTGAACTCTTTGAATACGAAGATGAAATTATTGATACTTCAATCGAAGAAATTGATATTCAGGCTCAGGAAGAAGGATATATTACTACGCTAAGATTGATTGGAGTTGGTGCAACAGCAACAGCTTCTGCATCATTATCTGGTTCTGTTCCTAGTGGATATATAAAGGAAATATTCTTAAATAACGACGGTGCTTTATATACTTCTGCTCCTGTAGTAGCAATTAGCACTTCTCCAACTGGTCAACCAGGTGACAATGCTCAGGCGGTAGCATTTATACACAAAAAGGGAGATGTTACCTCCGTTGAGAAAATATTACTTACCAATGCTGGTGCTGGATATACTGCCCCACCAACGATTACAATAAGTGGTGGTGGTGGAATTGGTGCTGCAGCGACTTGTTCAATCGAAACAACTTATAATGGTGTTGTAAGATTTACCGTACTTGATGGAGGTTCTGGATTTGGGACTTCTCCAGTTGTTACTGTTGCAGCTCCAGGAGAAATAGCATTGTCTGGTGTTGGACAAACTGCCGTTGGAATAGCTTCCATAGGAGTTCAAGGAGGCACTAACGTTGTTAAATCAATTTACGTATCAAATCCAGGATTTGGTTATACTGCCACAACAACGGTAACAATTTCCGACCCAGAGAGTATTTCTGGGACTGGAGTCTATTATTTCAATGAGGTTATTTACGGATCTAGGTCTAAAACAGAAGCAAGAGTTAAGGAGTGGGATGAAGATACTAAGATTCTTAAAATTTCTAATGTAAGTATTGGTTCTACACAACTGGGATTCTTTGCTGGAGAAAATATCATTGGAAAAGACTCTGGAGCAGTATACACTCTCCAAACTTATACACAAGATGATACCTATGATAAATACACTGAAAATGATGAATTTGAAACTCTTGGTGATGACATTGTAGATTTCACCGAGACTAACCCATTTGGTACGTATTAATGCTAGGAACTTATTATTATCACGAGATAATACGAAAAACAATTATAGCGTTTGGTACGCTATTTAATGATATTCATATCAGACATCAGAACCAGAGTGGTAATGATATTAGTGATATAAAAGTTCCACTTGCTTATGGTCCAAGTCAAAAATTCTTAGCAAGAGTTACTCAGCAACCAGAACTGAACAAACCAGTTCAAATTACGATGCCAAGAATGTCATTTGAAATGACATCGATTCAGTATGATCCAACAAGAAAATCAAGTCTTATTCAAACATTTAAGACTTGCGACGATGGGAGCAAGGCAAAGAAGGTGTTTATGCCGGTTCCATATAATATCGGATTTGAGTTGAATATTCTTTCAAAGTTAAACGATGACTCTTTACAGATAATTGAGCAGATTCTTCCATATTTTCAACCACACTTTAATCTTACAGTTGACTTAGTAGATTCTATTGGTGAGAAAAGAGATGTTCCAATTATTCTGGAATCAGTAAGTTTCCAAGATGATTATGAAGGAAATTTTGATACAAGAAGAGCATTGATTCACACTCTTCAGTTTATGGCAAAAACATATTTGTTTGGTCCTATTTCCGACAGCAGCGATGGACTTATTCGTAAGGTTCAGGTTGATATGTATACTAGCACTGATGTAGCTACTGCCAAACGTGAAATGAGGTATACAGTTCAACCCGATCCATACTCAGCAAATCCAGGAGATAGTTTTGGATTTGATGAGGAGTGGACTTTCTTCTCTGACGGAAAGGAATATAGCCCAACACGCCAAACCGATATTAACTAATAACTATGACTGATAATTATGATTCCATTGACAAGGCACTCAATATTGAGAGTAGCATTGTTGAAGCAGAAAGAGTGGAGATTCAAAAACCACCAATCCCTGCCGATAGAAATGATATTAGAAAAGATTATGAATACACCCGTGCCAATCTATATTCACTTATAGAGAAGGGTCAGGAAGCGATTAATGGGATTATGGAACTTGCCGGTGAAAGCGCAAGTCCAAGAGCATATGAGGTTGCTGGACAACTGATTAAGAGTGTTGCTGATACTACAGATAAGTTAGCAGATCTTCAGAAAAAACTCAAAGATTTAGAAGAAGATACTGTCAAACAAACAACCAATAATGTTACAAATAATGCTTTGTTTGTTGGTTCTACATCAGAACTCTCAAAACTACTCAAGCAAGGTTTTCTAAATAATAATGATACCAAGAAATAATAATGGCAAAGAAGTCCTGTAAGAAAGGATATTACTATTGTTTCACTTCTGAGAAGTGTAAAAAGATTCCTAGGGGATGGCATCTTATGGCATCTACAGGACGTATTATGAAGGATAGTGAGCATAAGGAAGAAGAGGAAACCAAAAAGAATGGCAATGGTACAAATGGCAATGGAAGTGGGAATGGGGACTCTTCTGGGAGCTCTAATGGTGGAGGAGTATCAGAGGGTTGGAGTGCAAAATACAAGAAGTCCATCGATTGCGATAATCCAAAAGGTTTCTCACAAAGAGCACACTGTCAAGGAAGAAAGAAAGTGAACGAAGCAAAAGAAAGGGGTGACCACGAAGTTTCGATGGCACAATCTCAGTTGGCAAAAACTGAGAGAAACATTAAAACACTTCGCAAAGCACTCGGTAAAAAAGAAAAAAATATTCCTGCTTGGCTTCAGGCGAAGATTACTGATACTGAGCACAATATGGATGCAGCTGCTGGTTATATGGAGAACCCTCTTGAAGAAGCAAACAAAAGTGGTGATAGTTCTTTGCGTGACTGGTTTACTAAGAGTCGCGCTTCTGATGGCACCCCTGGTTGGGTTCAACTTGGTGGTAAATACGCAGGAAAACCCTGTGCCAAACAACCAGGACAAAAAACCAAACCAAAGTGTGGTTCTTCAAAAATGAAGGCAGACCTCTCAGACAAGGAAGAGGAAAAAGCATTCCGTCGTAAGAATCGTAAGGATAAGAATCCAAATCGTAGAGGAAAAGCAAAGAACGTTTCAACAGAATCATATGAAATTGGTGGAGAGCAACTGAACGAACTTTGGGGTAAAGTCGCTCTTGCTGCTGGCGCTGCAGCTCTTCCTTATCTTATGAAAAAGTTTGGAAAACCTGCAGTAGATAAAGAACTTGATAAGCATAGAAAGGCAAAACCGAGTGATTATTCGGTAAAGGGTGGTCTTGGTGCTTATGCGGCAAGATCGAGAACGGGTGGTCTTGAGAATCTTTCCCCAGATTTGAAAAGACAGTATATGGGTAATTCATATGACCCAAAAGGTGAACTTGTAGAAAATGAAAAAAAAGATGCCTGCTATAAAAAGGTCAAGTCACGCTATAAGATTTGGCCAAGTGCTTACGCTTCTGGTGCATTAGTCAAGTGTCGTAAAGTTGGTGCTGCTAACTGGGGCAATACGTCTGAGGGGTATGAGTTCTCCAACTGGAGAGATGATTTTGCTCCAATGGAAGTCGAATCTGTAGATATTGTTACCCCACAACCACTCCAACCAACAAAAGGAATTGGCAGTGAAATGCTTGGTGAAAAATGTTGGGATGGATATGTTCAAAAGGGTATGAAGAAGAAGGGTAAAAAAGTTGTTCCCAATTGTGTGAAAGAAGAAGAGAAAAAGGTAAAGCGTTGGTGGGATGACGATCGTGATGGTATTGGTTGGGAAGAAGGTGAAGTAAAGAAGTCTAAAAAGAAGAAAAAGACTAGAAAGGAAGGATATTCCAACTGGAGAGATGAACTTTCCGAAACTAAAGAACCTATTGACATTAATAAATCACCAAAGAAAAGAGCACAACAGGATGCAATGCGTGATATGGGAAGTACACCATATGACCCAAATGAGGGTAAAAGACGTGGTAAGAAAATCTTAGATCGTCTCCTTGGACAACCAGACATTCAAGACGAATACATTCCTGAAGATTGGCAAAAAGTCAACAAAAAAGATAAGACTGATGGTATGAGTCAAAAAGCAGTTAATGCTTATCGTCGTGAAAACCCAGGTTCCAAACTCAAGACTGCTGTAACTGAAAAGAATCCTGGTGGTAAGAGAGCAAAGAGACGCAAGTCTTTCTGTGCTCGCTCCAATGGTCAGAGAAAGATGCACAACATCGATTGCTCTAAGACCCCAGATAAAGCAATTTGTAAAGCACGCAAACGCTGGAGATGCTAATGGAAAGTATTAACGTATCAGGAGATTTCAACGGAAATCTCTATATTGGTGGGTCTCAACCACAACAACCACAAAAAGTTGGCGAAAGTTATACTGCTGATGTAATGTGGAGGGGAAATTTGTATCGTATGGATCTCACTAGTGATAATACTCCAACGAGAGAATCTCTTGGAGAAGAAATTCAAGGTGAGTACCCTGGAGCAGTTGTTCATAACATCTATCCAGCAAATGTTAGTAATAACAATACTTTAAGAATTACGGGAATAAAGAGGTATCAACCAGAAAGATTGACTTGGGGTGAATAATGGCTCAGTGGAATAA